TCAACAACGAGCACAATTGATGAAACAAAACTATGCTCAACTCCCAGAAGAAGAAAAAGAAAAAGACCGTGTGGTTGCTAGAGAATTATTACGTGCTATTACTGGTCAGCAAGGTGTGGCGGAAGGATCAGGCGGAGCAAAGTACAAGATTAAACAAATAGGTTCCGAGGGTGGTAAAGATTATTATATTAGTCCTAACACTGGAAAAAAAGTATACAAAAAAGCAAAGGTGGGTGATCACGAAACTCCAGACGGAGAACACAAACCCGAAGCCCGCATGCCTTATAAAGAAGGTGCTAAAGTTGATCGTCAAGCAAAGCATATTACTACCAGCATGATGAAAAAAGGTAAGAGTAAAAAAGATGCAGAAGCTATTGCTTGGGCACACATTAAACATCCTAAGAAAAAAGCCAACGAAGGTTGGACACACGACTCATTAGCCGATCAGTTGTTTGAACACGAACGCACCTACGAAGAACAACTTCAAAACAAACTTAATAAACAATTAGGTAAATGAAAATTGCTAGCCTATTAGAAAGTTCAGGCTATTCACCACAGGGTAGCATTACTAATGATTTAATTCTTAGTAAGATGTGGATCTGCGAAGTACTGAAAAAAGTTGGCCACAAAGAATTTAGCACAGTTTATATTTTAGGCAGTTGGTACGGCAATATGGCTCTTATATTTAATCGTATGGGAATGGAATATCAACATCTTATCAATGTAGAAATTAATAAAGATTGGTTAGAATACGGACAAGACTTACTTAGTAAAGCTGGTATAAAATCTGAACCAATGAACAAAGATGCTAATACACTTGACTACAGGCAAGCAGATAAAAATAGTTTAGTTATTAATACAGGCACACACGATATTAAAGGCAACGGTTGGTGGAAAAATATTCCAACTGGTACAATGGTTGTGCTCCAATCGCGGAACCAAATCGAACACCCTATACACAATACCATTGAAGAATTCAACAAGGATTTTCCAATGTCCAAAACTTTATATGTTGGTGAAACCACACTAACAGATCCGGAAACCAAATACAACCGTTTTATGAAGATCGGCATAAAATAACTTGACCTTTTGCTCCTAAGCATATATAATAGTGTATAGGAGATTAATAATGAGTAAAGTTTTCGGCGCACCAGAGCAAGCAAAAATCAAACAAATCATTTCTGAAGGCGTAACTGTCATGCAGGAAATCGAAGATTTATCAGAAGGTCTCAACGACACAATCAAAGCTGTCGCAGAAGAACTTGAAGTTAAACCAAGTATTATCAAAAAAGCAATTAAGATCGCACAAAAAGGTGATTGGGACCGTGTATTCCACGAGTTTGATGATCTAGAAACCATTGTTGATATTAGCGGACACGCTATTCGTCAAGATGATTACGATAGTCAAAACCCGAACCGTAATAAAGACAACGAATAATGGATCATATTAGTAATGCAGTCGTTGATGTTTTTCGATGGATCCGGGAAGACTACCGCAGTAATGGATTTCGTTTTATTATTGAGTTGTTTGCCTGGGCTATATCTATTGGCTGTAGTATCACAATGGCAGTCACAGTCCCTAATCCCCCTCTTATTGTACTATACCCTATCTGGATTGGTGGCTGTGCTATGTATGCGTGGGCTAGCTGGACTCGCAAGTCATTTGGTATGTTGGCTAACTATATCCTGTTAGTAAGTATTGACACTATCGGACTTGTCCGTATGTTAGTTAATGCGTAATAAATATTATTGAGAAAGGTCCTGCGAGCCATAAATCGCTGTGTGAAGGTTGCCGGCCATAAGCGGTAGGAGAAAATATGAGTTATGTAGACGCGATCTGGAATCGCGACACAGACATCGTGTCTGTTGTTGAGCGAGATCCTAAAAAGGGTCGTATATTCCAACAATTCCCAGCAAGGTATGTTTTTTATTATCCCGATCAAAAGGGCAAACATACAAGCATATATGGGGAATCCCTAAGCAAGGTTGTTTCCAAGAACTGGAAAGACCACATCAAAGAACAAAAGATTCATAGCACACATAAGCTATACGAGTCTGACATTAACCCTGTATTCCGAGTATTAGAAGAAAACTATTTGCACATTGATGCACCAAAACTAAACGTAGCGTTTTGGGATATTGAGGTGGACTTTGATCCAGAACGTGGCTATGCATCGCCAGATGATGCATTTATGCCAATTACTGCGATTGCTGTTCACCTACAATGGTTAGATACTCTAGTATGTTTGGCTGTTCCGCCAAAGACTATGACCATGGAACAAGCACAAGAATCAATTAAAGATATTCCTAACACAATCTTGTTTGAATCCGAACACGAAATGTTAGACACATTCTTAAACTTAATTGAGGATGCAGATGTACTAAGCGGTTGGAACAGTGAAGGCTTTGATATGCCGTATACTGTTAACCGCATTATCAAAGTTCTCAGTAAAGAAGATACACGCAGGCTTTGCTTGTTTGATCAATTCCCTAAGAAACGTACCTATGAAAAATATGGTAAAGAAGCTGTCACATACGACCTAGTGGGTCGTGTACATTTAGACAGTCTTGAACTATATCGCAAGTACACCTATGAAGAACGTCACACATATCGATTAGATGCCATTGGAGAATTAGAAGTTGGCGAAACTAAGACTCAGTATGAAGGTACACTAGATCAATTATACAACAACGACTTCCGTACATTTATTATATACAACAGGCAAGACTGTGCATTGCTAGATAAACTAGACAAGAAACTAAAGTTTATTGACTTGGCTAATACTATTGCTCACGAAAATACAGTACTATTGGCAACAACTATGGGTGCCGTTGCAGTAACTGAACAAGCAATTATTATTGAAGCACACGCAAAGGGTTTTATTGTTCCAGGTCGTCCTAAACGTGATGAAAATGCAGATAATCAAGCGGCAGGTGCGTATGTTGCTTATCCTAAGAAAGGACTTCATGAGTGGATCGGTTCAATGGATATTAACAGTCTTTATCCGTCGGCAATTCGTGCATTGAATATGGGTCCGGAAACAATCGTCGGACAGTTGCGTCAAACATATACCCAAGAAGAAATTGATGCCAAAATGGCCAAAGGTAACAGTTTTGCCGCGGCATGGGAAGGTAAGTTTGGATCGAACGAATTTGAATTTGTTATGGCCAAGGATATTAGCCACGACATTATTGTTGACTGGGAAGATGGATCAACAGATGTATTAAGTGGCGCTCAAATCTATGATATGATTTACGAAAGTAATCAACCTTGGATACTAAGTGCTAATGGTACAATCTTTACCTACGAGAAGGAAGGTATTATTCCTGGACTGTTAAAGCGTTGGTATGCTGAACGTAAAGAAATGCAGGCCAAATTAAAAGAAGCAATTAAGGCAGAAAATGAAATTGAAGAAGAATATTGGGACAAGCGTCAATTGGTTAAAAAGATTTTGCTCAACTCATTATATGGAGCTATTCTTAATGCTGGTTGCAGGTTTTTTGACAAGCGTATTGGTCAGTCAACCACTCTTACTGGGCGACGCATTGCTCGCCACATGGCCGCAAAAGTAAATGAGTATGTTGCCGGTGAATACGATTATACCGGTAAGAGTATTATCTACGGTGATACTGACTCAGTTTATTTTAGTGCTTGGCCATTGCTAAAACATGATATACAAAAAGGTCTTATTCCTTGGACTAAAGATACAGTTGTACAGTTATATGACCAAATCAGTGAAGAAGTTAACGGCACGTTCCCACAGTTTATGTTAGACGACTTCCATGTTCCAAAAACACGTGGGGAAGTTATTAAGGCAGGCCGTGAAATTGTTGCAGACCGCGGGCTTTTTATTACTAAAAAGCGTTATGCTGTACAGTATTATGACAAAGAAGGCAAGCGACAAGACATTGATGGCAAAGCCGGTAAAGTTAAAGCCATGGGTTTAGATCTAAAGCGCAGTGATACTCCAGAATTTATGCAAAACTTCTTAAGTGAAATTCTTGGACAAGTACTTAACGGCGCAGGCGAAACTGAAATTTTAGATCGCATTAGCGAGTTCCGTACTGAGTTTAAAGCTCGCCCCGGTTGGGAAAAAGGTAGTCCAAAACGTGCTAACAACATTGCGGAATATCAAGCCAAAGAAAAGAAACAAGGTAAAGCCAATATGCCCGGACACGTTCGGGCAAGTATTAATTGGAATACCCTAAAGACTATGAACGGTGACAAATACAGTCAGCAGATTGTTGACGGTATGAAGGTTATTGTTTGTAAGGTAAAAGACAATCCACTGGGCTATACTAGTGTAGCGTATCCAGTAGATGAAATGCGTTTACCACAATGGTTTAAGGATTTACCTTTTAACCACGGCGAAATGGAATCCACTATTATTAATAATAAATTGGAAAACCTTATCGGAGTGCTTGAGTGGGATTTAGAATCAACTACGCAAGATAACACGTTTGGAAGTTTATTCAGTTTTGAATAAAATTTTATTGACAAACACCAAAAACCTAAATATAATATAACAAAGGAGATTTATATGCTAGATTTATTAAAAGACATTGTATCGCATACACACAATCTAGGATTCCTAGATACTGTAAAAATTACAGGTGAAGATGCATCAACAAAGATTGACTCTATGGCCGATGACCGTAGCGTTATTATGTACGGTGAATTGAACGCACCTGTACCAGAAATGAAGGGCGTGTTTGGTATGCCACAACTTAACAAGTTGAAAATTCATTTGGATTGCCCAGTATACAAAGAAGATGCAAAGATTGACATTGTAACTGCTACTCGAAACGGCGAAGATGTTCCAACAGGCTTACACTTTGAAAACAAAGAAGGCGACTTTAAGAACGACTATCGTTTTATGAATACCGAAATCATTAACGAGAAGTTAAAGACTGTTAAGTTCCGCGGTGTTACTTGGCATGTTGAAGTTGAACCAACTGTTGCATCTATTCAACGTTTTAACTTTCAAGCAAGTGCTAACTCAGAGCATCCAACATTCTTAACTAAAGTAGAAGGTGGAAATCTTAAGTTTGTATTCGGTGATCAAAGCACACACGGTGGTGAGTTTGTATTTGCTACAGGTGTTACAGGTACATTGAATAAAGCATGGACATGGCCAGTTAGCCAAGTACTAAGCATTTTGAAAATCTCCGATGCTAATAATACCAAACTAGGTATTAGTAATGACGGCGCTATGCAGATTACTTTAGATAGCGGTCTAGCAACTTACAAATATATCATTCCAGCACAAGCATGATAAAAGGTCTAGCAGGCAGTCAAGGCGTTATTGTAAACGGTGGCAACACTAGTTTACCTTACGTTAATCAAAATATCTCTAATCCAATGCAGGGCATGGTTAGAGTTTGGGGTACAGACCTACAAGTGTTCGATGGCACTAATTGGTCTATGATTCCGTCGAGTTATGCAACCATCGAACTTGACTCCGAGACTAGAAATCTGTTAGACTATGTACGTGAACAACGAAAAGAAGAACTTCAACTTAAGGCATTAATTTCCGGACACAACCATCCTGCTGTTAAGATTGCCCAAGAAAACCTAAATAAAGTCATGGAAGAACTTGACCGTGCCAAACAACAACTAAAAGCTACAGTTATACTGAGCAAGGAATATGAAAACAATGAAGCAACCGCCAGTTAATTTAACTCCGCTACAAAAGGACTATGCTGTTTATCTCCCAGCAATTAGTTCTTTTTATAGCACCTATATTGCAAAGCAAAGATTAGAAAAGTTTGTTTCAGATGATCGTATTCCTGCAGGATTTGATCGTGGCATTGAAGGCATGAACTTTTTGAATCCAGAAGAAGGTTACTTTACTTACAAGTATGGTTTGTATTCAGCAGGTCATGCACAACTAGACTTGAACAAATCTATGACACAGGAGTCTATGATTCAGCAACGAGATCGTGGTAACACAATGATCTTAGGCGATTCTGGCGGATATCAGATTGGTAAAGGTGTTCTTAAATTTGATTGGTTGAACTTTGAAGGTAAGGCCGCAAATAAAACTCGTCAAAGCATTCTAGAGTGGCTTGAACTAACTGCTGATTGGTCAATGATGCTTGACGTTCCAACTTGGGCCTGTGATCATATTCATAGTCCAAAGACTGGATTAAAAACATTTGAAGATTGTTTAGATAAAACAAAATTTAATAATGATTACTTCCTACAGAATCGACTAGGTCAAACCAAGTGGTTAAATGTTCTTCAAGGTAGTGATTGGGATACCGCAGAGAAATGGTATCAAGGTGTAAAAGAATTTAGTGACCCTAACGGCAAGTATGCCGGCAAGGAAGCCGAAGGTTGGGCCTTTGGTGGTGCTAATATGTGTAAAATGGACATCACGCTTAAACGTCTAATGACCTTGCGTGAAGATGGTTTGCTGAAAGGCAAAAACTGGATCCACTTTTTGGGTACAGCTCAGTTAGACTGGTCATGTTACTTGACCCTTATTCAACGTCAAATTAGAAAGCACATTAATGAAGAAATTACCATATCTTTTGATTGCGCCAGCCCGTTCATTGCAACAGCACACGGACTCGTCTATACCTCAGCAGTCCACACACCAAAACGGTGGTCGGTTATTATGGACAAAGCCCCAGACAACAAAGAACTTGCAGGAAGCGACATACCATTCCCATTCGAATCAACAATCGGCCGCAGACTAACAATGGCAGATATTGCCTACTATAATATAGGCATACGTAAAACTGATGCAGAGTTGGGTGGTGTTAAGTTTGATCATTTAAATCCAGAACATTATCATGAAGTTCCAAAACTTAACAAGCTAGGCAAGATTCCAAACAAAACAAGTTGGGATAGTTTTGCTTACGCACTAATGATGGGGCATAATGTAGAATGTCATATTGTTGCAGTACAACGTGCTCAACAGTTAATGGATATTGAAATTGCTAAAACTAAAGATAAGTTAACTTGGAAACATTGGAAGAAAGTTAAGTCAAGTGATATGAGTGATGAGTATTCAGATTGGGTTCCTCGCAATATCTTATACTTTAGCAGTTTTATTGAAGATCTCTTCAATACTAAAGATAAAGCAGAAGCATTTGAAATGATTGAACAAGCCGGGCCATTCTTAAAATCATTAGAAGGTGCTCGACTACAAGGCGGACCTGCACAAAATACATTTGGTAACTTGTTTGAATTAGAAGTAACAGCGGCATCAGAAGTTGATTTAGAAAGTCCAGATGATGATAAACTCCGTTCTCTTGAAGAAAGTGTAATTGCATGAAACGAGAATATGACACAGGAACCGCAGAAGGAGTAACATTCTTCATCGGAACTGAAATTGAACGCACTCCGGCTTTCAATATGCGTACACTATTTGTTGTAGGTACACATGACGAACAAGTTATTTTTAGTCTTGCTAAAAATAACGATTGTACTCATATATATTTTGGTGCTAATCAAAGTTTTCACACCAAGGGTGTTAATGACATCGAAAGTTGGCGGCCTTGGGAAGACATGATTAAAGGATGTTTAGATGCCGGATACTGGTGTACCTTAGACTTTGATGTTACTGAAGTTGAAGGTCTATTAGAAAGTGGTTTAACCGAACATCGCAGATTTATTCCGCAGATTTCGGTGAAATTGCCCTATTTACAACAGCTGGGATATAATGCTACAATTAAAATAGACGACAAAGACTTTGAAGCAACTAACCCAGGCGTATGGTGTATTCCATTACCTGCATTAACACAACGTAAGTATTTTACCAATTGGGATGAATACGGAAGGGACGAGATTATTAAATGAACGCACAGATACAAACAATTTTAGATAATGCCACAGAAAATGGTATTGTTAATCAAGAACTTTTTGCTAGACTTCTTATTGAAGAATGTGCTACAATATGTTTTGAACTTAGATTTACTACAGAAGGTCCCGGAGAAATTGCCGCATACCAGCGCACACTTTGTGGAACTGCAATTAAAGAAAACTTTGGACTTCAAGGTAAAGGTCCTATCACAGCGAAGAATGTAAAATGAGTATTGAAACTATTAAAGAAGCCGCTAATCGTAAAATTTGGGTTAGCTTCCAAAAAGAAGGTATCCACTGCTATCCAGCCGCGGCAACTGATCCAGCATTAAATACAAATGATGAATATAATGTTGCGTTTCTTGCTAGCCCTCACCGTCATATCTTTCACTTCCGGGTGTCAATCGATGTGTTCCACAATGATAGAGACATCGAGTTTATCCAGTTCAAGCGATGGCTCATATCGTTGTATAATGGTCAAAATTCCGTATTAGAACTAAACTACAAGTCTTGCGAAATGATTGCAGACGACTTGTATTCCCAGATTGCGGCAAGGTATCCAAACCGTGCTGTAATAATTGACGTATCCGAGGACGGTGAGAACGGATGCGTTATTTCTTATAATCTTACTCGCCCTTCACAATCCATTGTTATCTAAGGAAACACAAAATGGCACAGCCAAAATGGCTCAATAAGTATCTGACTATGAAGCCAGAAGTCAGTAAACTATTCTCGGATCTCGAGGCATGGCACGATCATTGCCGTTTGGAAATGATTAACTTTGATGCTAAGGATCTTTACAGATCTAAAGAATACAAAGATTGGCAACGCACACAGGAGTATTTGCAACGCAAAGCTCGACGTGAAGCTAAAGCTCGTCAGGATGCTTATTAATGACAGTTTTTCTAGTTGATCTAGAAAGTGTTGAAACAAGGTACACGGGTCAGTGGAAGACTCATGTACCTGCTCTCTTACAAAAAGGAGGACATAATGTTCAAATTATCTCTGGTCCTACGGACATTCCTAGTGCCACTACTCCTGGCGCCTTTCTTAATTTTGGTGGTACCAATATATACAAGGCTAGTCAGGTTGAGCAGATGGGCCGTTTATTTTGCTCCGGATCTGTTAGCGCAGGGGATCATTTCATTTTTACTGATGCTTGGCATCCTGGCATCATTAACCTAAAGTATATGAGTGAATTACTGGGCATTCCGGTAACCACACATGGCTTATGGCATGCTGGCAGTTATGATCCACAAGACTTTTTAGGACGACTAGTCGGTGATAAGCCTTGGGTTAGAAATGCTGAAAAGAGTTTCTACCATGCGTTTGATCATAACTATTTTGCCACTGACTTTCACATTCACATGTTTTACAAAAACTTGATCCAAGCAGATCCAGATCGTAGACAAACAATGTATAAGACTGTCTTAGATGATGTTGTGTTCAACAACAAGGTTGTACGTACAGGTTGGCCCATGGAGTATATGGATGCAACGTTAACTATGTATAAGAATATGCCCAAGCGTGATCTTAT